GACCATGACCATGACTATCATGATCATCATGATCACTTCTGGTTTGGTGTCAGAGTTCGCGTTGATTAGTAATCAGTAGGTCTGGAACCTCCTTGTTTCAACCTACTGCCAATATATGAACTAGTTTTCTTGGGATACTCCATAATTTCATCGACATCATTCAAGAATGTCTGTAAGAAAATTGGTTTCATCACATAGATATTTCTAAGTTCATCTTGAAGTCTGATTTCATAATCTTTGTTTGTTACTTCGATGGTAACATCGCTGTCTAATACTTCAGTGTCACCATCTGTGTAGGTAAATTCATAATCTTCATCAACTTCGATTCCAGCAGGGAGAACAACTCTTCCTCTGGAATCTTTTACTTCTTCAGTTTCAAAGTGATGGACTTGATTGTATCCTTGAATCGTCCCATACTTCTGAAGTAAAAATTTCTCAAAGGATGCTTGTGGTAGTGGCCACTCTGTATTGAAGTTCATAATATTATTAACCGTCAGAATAACCCAGTCCAGTTCTGGATCATTGTAAACAGTCTTCGCAACGTTGTCAGGTCTTTCGTCACCGATGATTTGATACTTCTCAAACGTTGTAAATCTATCGAAGAAGTCAGAACGAACTTTTGCTCTACGATAAAAGTTCTTTACTTCAACAAAATCATAATCTGAGTTTTTAGATTTGAGTCTGGATGTATACATCCAGTTTGGTACTTGTTTGAAATAACCCATTAGAATCCCATGCCTCGTTGTCCTTCTCCATCATCATAATCTTCACGGAAGATTGGATCAATCTCCTTGAATGTAAGACTTAATTGATACTGAATCATTCCACTATCTTCATATGTAGTATACTGATTGTTTGGAGTGTAGTTCACTGCCATATCAGTCAGTGCTAGTGGTTTAAATGTATTCAGGTATGGGTGTGGTTGACCCTCTGAGTTTCTATATTCAATCTTGAAGATGTTTGGAGACTGAAGAAATAGTCCTGCTGCTCCAACTCCAGGTGCCATTCCCTGCTTGAATGCCCTGATGATCTTCTTGATCTCTGTTGACTCAGTAGCATCCTTTGGAGTTAAACTAAACTGAAAGGCAAATCCTCTGAGGGATGGACCTTGAAACAGTAATGTCAAGTTGTTGTTGGCAGCCATGCCAGTAGATCTAGTGAATAGATCAGAACCAATGGCTGTTTTTGCTACTCTAGTTGCAAGAAATTGTTTTACGTCTGAATTGTCTGCTACTTGTTTAGCAGTCTCTGCAACACTATTGAAGAGATCTCCTGCTCGATTGTCACCATCACCAGCAACTGCTTTAGTTGCTTCAGCGAGAGCACCACCAACAGCTGCCTGAACAAAGTTTAACTTATCTTCACCCCATCCCACAGCGTTTGTATCATTGACGCTCTGTTGGATTGGAAGAGTAATTGCAAACTTTTCACTACCATCAATCAAACGTTCTGACATTCTTGACAACATTCCAGAACCAAACCCTCCACCATTTCCAGCAGCAGGGAGAGGAGCATATTCAAATCCTTTGAAGATAACAAAGTCCAAATCAACTGGTTGAATCTTAGGAAATCTCATGCTTCCTGATGCTGAGTTTCCCTGAGTAAAGGATGAGTTTGGTTGCTGTGTTGATGATGGAGAATCTGAATTTGGTGATGTTTGTGACTGTGGATTAGTTTTGGGAGCTGACTGTGAGTTTGAAGACTGATTACCTGGCAAATTATCTGGGTCAATACCACTATATCCCTGGTCTCTTAGGTTCAATAGCTGAGCGTTGCTAGCGTTCTTCTGAAGAATTGCTTTGTTCTCATTCTCTGCTAATGGTTTTACCTGAGCGTTGAGTTCCTTTTGCAAGAATCTACTTCTAGAACCACTCAAACCCATCAACTCTTTCTGGGCATTGCTATCTCCACCACTGAAAGAAATTTTTCCTGCGGGTCCAATCGTGCCAACATTTCTACCCTGAGAATCCGTCAGAGTCCCTTGACCATTGTCAAGATTGGTGTTGACATTGACGGTCTTCCCATTTTTTAGAGTAATTGTTGAACTCCTGTCTCCTGATGCTGCCATGGGGTTTAGGTTCTATCGAATTTTGCGTAGTTGATATCAAGTAAGTCAAGAAGTTCTTCTTCATCAACTCTCATCATTTTTCCTGACACTTCTGGGAACGTGTAGTTTCTAGATCTTCTCCAATGAAAGTTAAATCCTTTCCATCCCCACTGTTCAATTGATGTGATAACAACCAGAGGATATTCATCGTATGTGATGTTAGGAGTCTTTGGTCTATACAAGTATGTATAATAAGCACCAGGTCTTTCAGGTATAAGTTCACTTTCACCAAGAATTTCCATGAGAGCCAACATTTTGTCGTCGGGATCTCTCATTGCTATCAAATCTTTCTTGTGTTGCCTGATCCGATTCATAGACCTAGTTCTTTTTCAGTTATGATTTTGAATTTCCATAGTCTATCTTTACAAAACTCAGTTGCTGCTTTCCACTTCGCAATGTTTACAGCATAGGTGGCAGACTCAGTGAGATACCGTTTGGTATTTCTCTTTGGTCTCTTAGGTTGCATCGTTTGCTTTAGAGGTTTGACCTCTACGATATATTTCTGCAGTCTTCCAGATGTATTTCTGAGAGAGATGTAGAAGTCAGGAAAGTAACGATGAACTCTGCCATCAACGGGAGAGATGTATGGGATTACGATCTCTTCTGATCCCCATTCTAAAATATTTTCATTGCGGTCACACCAGTTCATGAATTTAAGTTCCCACAAGGAACGGTAAATAACATTAGTTGGATCACCCTTATACTTCAAGTAATTACTGGGACGGAACTTTCCCTTGTAACTCATAGCCTACATAATATGGGAACACTATTCTTATTTAGATGGCTAACGGTAAGGTAGCATATCAAGGCGGTGGTATCAGTCAGTTTGTCAATAAGATGGGCTCTGTAGCACTGACTGCTCAGTATCAACTGGGCATGTCTGGTTTGTCCAAATTTCCATTTGGACAAAGAGCTCAAGTAGAACACATGAATGTCATGTGCGAGAGCACTTCATTGCCTGGGTCTCGTTTTTCTACTGCCACTGACACCACATATCATGGCATAACATCTAAGCAGGCATATCGTAGAGATTTTTCTGATCTGAACTGTACTTTTTATGTTGATACGAGTTATGAAACCATTAGAATCTTAGAGACTTGGATGCACTATATTCATGGACCACAGGGGTTAGGTCCATATATTTCTGGTATGGAATCTCCAGGTGCGTTCACCAGATTCAGATATCCAACAGATTATAAGTGCAACATTCACCTCTTGAAGTTCAATAAAGACTATTCAAATGACATAATGCCTGCTGGTGTCTCTGGGTCGAATAAAACAGTAACATATACTTTCATCAATGCTTTCCCAATCAACTTGAGTTCCATGGCAGTGTCATATGGACCAAGTGACTTGCTGAAATGCACAGTTGATTTTGCTTACGATAGATACATCTTGGATCTTGTTCCTGGAGAGGGCAGTGCTAATGGTCCTGGAAAATCAGCGCAGAAAAATCAATCACCACAGCAGCAACAACAGCAGACACAACAAGACCAACAAAGACGACAACAGCAACAAGATCCAAACCCTCCTAGACCACAAGTAAATCCTGACAGTTCATTTAAGAAGGATACTATAACCGCAGAGGATCGTAGACTGGTTGCAGAAGAGAGGAGAATTGCTAAACAGGGATTAGAACTGTACTAAACCCTAATAAATAAAACACCTGAATTGTATCAAGAATTATGGCTTTACCTAGAATTGCCACTCCGTCTTACAAGATTGAGTTGCCTTCGACTGAAAAGGAAATCGAAATCAGACCATTTGTCGTAAAGGAAGAGAAACTTCTGGTCCTCGCGATGGAGAGTCAAGATAATAATGAGATCACTCATGCTATTAAGAATGTCTTACAAGCATGTATCCTGACGCCAGGAGTCAATGTAGAAACTCTTCCCACGTTTGACATTGAGTATCTGTTCCTGATGATCCGTGGCAAGTCAGTCGGTGAAGAGATTGAAGTCAATGTTATTGCTCCCGACGACGAGATCACTGAGGTCCCAGTCAAGATTTCTATCTATGACATCAAAGTTCACAAGCAAGATGATCATAATCCTGAGGTAATTCTGGACGATAAACTTAGAATGAGAATGAAGTATCCTTCTCTGTCTCAGTTCATTGATAACAACTTTATTGCTGAAGATACTTCAAACGTTGAGAAAACTTTTGGTGTGATTGCTTCTTGCATCGACACCATTTACAATGAAGAGGATGCCTGGGCAGCGTCTGACTACACCGACAAAGAACTGACTGAGTTCATTGAGCAACTTAGTTCAACACAATTCAAACAGATTGAGAAGTTCTTTGAGACGATGCCGAAACTTTCTCACGAAGTTAAGTTCAAGAACCCCAAGACTAAAAAAGTAAACAAAGTAGTTTTAGAAGGGTTAAATAGTTTTTTCAGCTAGGTATGTCTCATATGTCCCTTGAGGCATACTTCAGGATTAATTTCGCCTTGATGCAGTTCCATAAATACTCATTGACAGAGGTTGAAGCCATGATCCCTTGGGAACGTGACATCTATATTGAACTCTTAAAGCAACATATTGAGGAAGAAAAACTGAAACAACAACAGCAAGCACATGGATCTTGATGATCTCCTAAAATCTATTAGAGAAGAGAAAGACGAGGAGATTCCTGAAGGTCTTGATGACTTGCTGTCGTCAATTAGAGGTGGTGAGAAAAAAACTATTAAAGCCGAGAAGGTTGTTGGTGAGGATAGATACCAGAAGTATTTCAATGAACTTGCTTCTGATGGAACCATTGATGGTGAAACATTAACTACCGAAGAAAGAAGAGAAGGATTTAAGAAGAGAAACGATAAGATAGGATTTAAGCAGTTTGTTGATAATGTATTAGATCGGAAGAAAGCAGCAGAAAAAGCAGCAGCAGGTGGTGGAGAACCGCCAAGTCCTCCTGGTGAAGGGGAAGAGCGAGAACCAGAAACAGATCGATCGAAACTACTTCCTGGTACTGCTGAAATACAACCGAAACCAATAGTAGACCCATCAAAATTACTTCCTGGTCAACCAGAATCTGAGCAGGAGACGACAAAGAAAGAAAAAGCAAGGGTAAAGAAAGATCCCATGCTTGAGAAGTTGGATGCCATCCTAAAGAGTACAACTTCAATTGAGAAGTTGATGGCAAAGGATCTGAAGTTAGATAAGCAACTAGCAGAGAAAGAACGGAAGCGTTTAGAAAGGGAGAAAGGTGAGAAGAAAGAAAAATTCAGAGAGAGTTTTGCAAAGAAACTTGGTGGTGCTGTAAGCAAGGTCATGCAACCTATCAAGAGTATTTTTGATAGAATTTTTGACACAATAATGCAAATACTTCTTTATGCTGGTCTCATAAGATTCTTGAAGTGGTTCTCTGACCCAGACAATCAGAAGAAGATAAAGAATCTATTCAGGTTCCTTGGTAAGTTCTGGCCTGCTCTACTAGCACTCTACCTCGCCTTTGGTAATGGATTTACTAAGGCACTTCTCAGGATGACTGGTGCTCTATTGAAATTTGTTCCTAAATTGGTAATGATTGCTGCCAAACTGGCACTCAAGGCAGGCAAAGCACTATTGGGTGCTGTCATGAAGAATCCTTTGGCAGCTGCTGGTGCTCTGGTGGTGGGTGGAACTGCCATAGCTACGATAAAAGCGAACCAAGATGACACTGCTGTAATAAAAGACGCAAAGAATCCAAAGTAATCTCACATGGATGAGATCAATGAGTTCGGTGGCATGACTGGATCACCAATGGGTGGTCTGTTCTCTAGTGGTGGTCTTGTTCCCGATCTCTCAACCACTGAACAACCCGAGCATGGCACTGGTGGTATCGTCAAAGGTTTCTCAGGTGGCGGACCCGTACCAAAATCAACTTCTAATTCCAAAAATGGTGGAAAAAATTTCCCGCCAAAAAATCGCCCTGTTAGTCTTTTATCTAGTGGTGGTCTTGTAAAGCATGGCACTGGTGATATTGTCAGAGGATTCTCAGGCGGAGGATCTGTACCAAAGTCAACTTCTAATTCCAAAAATGAGGGCAAAAATTTTCCGCCAAAAAATCGCCCTGTTAGTTTTTTATCTGGTGGTGGTAAAGTTTCTAGAACTAACTCTACAACCAACTATCTCTCTGGTGGTGGTAAAGTTTCTAGAACTAACTCTACAACCAACTATCTCTCTGGTGGTGGAAGAGTAGTAAACTATGGTTCTGGTGATCAAGTTTCTACGTTGAATCCCACGTTCAACTTACACATGTCCAGTGGTGGTAGCGTTTCAAATGTCACTGAGTATCTCTCTGGTGGTGGTAAAGTTTACAGTGTCACTAATTATCTCTCTGGTGGTGGTGAACCGATGGGGACTGACACCGTTCCTGCCATGTTGACTCCTGGTGAGTTTGTTATGTCTCGTGGTGCTGTGCAGAAGTATGGAGTGAAGACTCTTGAAGAGATGAACGCTTCTGGTGGAGGAACTAACAGACCGAAGTTGGTTAGAGGAGTTTCCTACGCCCAAGGTGGCGGCGGCGTTAAAAGAAATCAAAAAGAAAGACCATCACAAAACACTTCACAGGAACAAGACACTGATAAGGGAACAGATACAAAATTAGAGGGAACTGGTGGCGGACCAGCAGTCATCAATGCTGGTAAACAAATTCTTGCCAAGGGATATACGGTAGCTGAACACCCAAACTTTAGAAAAAATAGTTATTCAGGCACAGGTGCAAATACAGGGGTTGGATTTAATCCATCTGGTGGTGAAAGAGTTGGTGGACACTCATCTAAGTCATTACACTATAGTAATC